TCCAGCCCGTTCCGGCTGTTCGCAATGGTTCTCATGGCTGTGCTGACCTTCGCCGGCTATTTTGTATACACGAACCAAGAACTTCTGATCGGCGCCTACAAGGAGTCCAAGAAGATACCAAGCATCGCTGAAGATCGCGTAGAAGACGCCGCCGCCCACCTGTTCAAACAGTCCGGCGCGCTGGTGGTGGCGGTCTTCAAAGTCAACAGCATGTTTGGCACAAGGGTTCTGTACCGCGCCTACGGCAAGAACGGCAGGGACAAAACCAATGACGGGCTGGATGTCGGCCTGTTCACCCAAAACGCCGCCAACAACAGCGATGTCGTCAAGCTGATGGCAAACGAGATTCCATGCAGCGAATACAAATCGGCGCAGTCGGAGATGGGCCTGTGGTACATCGCCAAGGGCGTGGCCTACACTTGCCGCATCAGCGTGCCGCCGGAGCCTGGGCGCTTTGTCGGCCAGATCACAGTCGGCTGGGCTACCCAGCCAGAAGACATGGACAGCACCCGCGCCATGTTACAGATTGCAGCAACCATGTTATCAAGGAGTAAACAGTAATGTTCCCCCTCACAGCCCTATTAGAAGTTGGCGGCAAGCTGATTGACAAACTTATTCCAGACCCGCAAGCCAAGGCCAAAGCGCAAATGGACTTGGCTCAAATGGCGCAAGACGGCGAGTTAGCCAAGATGGCAAACGACACGGACTTGTACAAGACCGAACAAAACAACTTGACCGAACGCTTGAACGCAGACATGAGCAGTGACTCTTGGCTGTCTAAGAACATCAGGCCCATGACGCTAGTCGCCATTTTTGTTGGCTACTTTACGTTTGCCATGATGAGCGCCTTCAAGCTAGACGCCAACGAGGTCTACGTTACCCTGCTGGGCCAGTGGGGCATGTTGGTCATGTCTTTCTACTTTGGTGGCCGCACGCTTGAAAAAATTATGGACATGAAGAGCAAAAAATGACACCACACTTCACCCTTGCGGAACTGACCGCTACAAGCCACCGCCAGTTTGACAACACGCCAAACGAAAAAGAACTAGCCAACTTGCAAAAGCTGGCTGAGTTCTTGGAGCAAGTCAAGACGCTGCTGGACGGCAAGCCGATTATGATCAATAGCGCCTTCCGATCCAAGCAAGTCAACGACAGCGTAGGCAGCAAGGACACCAGCCAGCACCGTCTAGGCTATGCGGCTGACTTCAAGGTGCCGGGCATGACGCCAGACCAAGTTGTGCGGGCCATCATTGACTCTGACTTGCAGTTTGACCAGGTTATCCGTGAGTTTGACGCTTGGACGCACATCAGCATCAGCCCCTCACCGCGCCGTCAGGCGCTGATCATTGACCGCGCTGGGACTCGACCTTTCGCATAAGCGCGCGGTACGCCTCAATGGCGTCCTTGAGGTCGCATTGAAGCTGCTGAATCCGGTCGTCTTGCTCAACCATCTTGTCGTTTGCTTGCTGCGCGAACGCCGCTAGGTTTTCTTGCGTCCAAGTTTTGAAGTTTGACATGTTCTTCCGTTATGAATTTATGGCCGTTGCCGCACTCTCGGCGGCGTAGTGTAAATGAGCCTTTGTTTCGCGTGTCGCTGACAGTTGTCCATGTGTTGCAAGTTGGGCATTTCAAGTGTTTTTCTCCTGCTCTGGCTGTGCCAAGGCTTCTTGCCAATTTTGTACTTGCGCATCATCAAGCGACAGGCCGCGCATTTTTGCAAAATCTTTGATTGCATCCACTGCTGGCGATGCGTCATCAGCAGATGACAACATGATTCGCTTAGGGCGCGATGTAAGCCACGCCATGAAGTCAAACAATGCGCCAGCTATCATGCCGTGTGACACATCTTGCGCCTTATAAAGCTCGTCATATTTTGCGTACAGCTTCGCAACATCTCGCAAGGCCAAGGTGTCGTAGTCTGGGTGGATGCTGTCGCTCTCTTTCCAGTAGCCAATCGCGGCAGTGCAAATGCCAGCCATCTGCAAGCGGTACTGCTCAATGTCTTGCAGCGCAGGTTCTTTTAAGGCCATGCCGCCAACAACATCAATCAGCCTGTGTATCTCCGCCACAAGCGCCGCAGTTGTTTCAGCGTCTACCGGAACTACAGCTTCGGGGAATAGCCACTCTTCTTTCATATCAATACCCCCATCGAATGCGGAAACACACAAGGTATAGGTGCAGCACGAACTCGTCACCACTGCTAAAAAACCCAATGGCAAAGCAGGGCCACTTGCGCGGCAAGAACTCAGTTATCAGGTGTAATCTTTTTCTCATCATTCTTCCCCCGTCAGGTTTCTGATCTCATCTTGCAGGCCAACGATCTGCTCGGCGCGGGTGATGAGTATCTTATGTAGCGTGTCAATCTCTATGTGCAGAGCGGCAATTTCTGCACCCATACGCTGCATCTCCTCGACCAGCACTGCTTCGGTGTTCCAATCTGGTTTATATGGCTCATTTGTGCTGTACTTGCGCCCGTTGTTGTCCGTGAGTATTCGCTCAGTCATTCCAAGCCCCCTTCCATTGCCCACTGCTCGGCTTTCTTGGCCATGAACAAGCCCTCGGCGCGGGTCATCTTTGACGACCTGACAATGAGCACGCCCGCTGAGTCATAGCCAAGCACCAGCACATCAGTAAGCTCCTTCATTAGGGCCGAGTTCAGCGCCTGCTCGGCTGTGTAGTTGACGCTGGCTGGCAGCGCGATAACAGTCATGTTGTTCATATCTTTGTCTCCTTAATGTCGTGCGCGGCTTCAACAGCTCTCATTAAATCAGCCCAGCTAGTTCCTTTTTTGGATTCCCAATTGGTGTAGATTTCAACGATCTGCTCATCCGTCAGCGGCTTGCGCTGTGGTGGGGTGGTGTAGAGAGGGTCTTTCCAATCCATTCCTTTTTCGTAAACAAGGTGCTTTCGCTTTACCTCGTCCAAGTCCTGAACACACGCCACCGGCTCCTGCTCTGGCTGTGCCAAAGTTTCACGGATAGCGGTGATGGCAGCTTGCTCACGCTCATGCGCGAATCCTGCAATGTTCCCTGTTCGCTCCAGCGCCTCAAGCGCCAGCTTCAGTGTTTCGTCTTTGGTCATATCAGCAGACTCCAAATGTAAAACCCCGTGAAGAAAAACAGGGCTGCTATCACCACCAGTGCCACCAGCACAAAGCCGACCACAACACTGCCGATCATCTGCCAAGTGTCTGACACGGGTTCAATGTCGTCTGGTATCACTGGATACGGTTTGATCTTCCTAATTACCGCTGATGGGTCTGGTTCTGGCGCAACGTACAGTAACTTTGCATCCGTGAAGTGGCAAAGGTGGTCACACTGTGGCTTGTGAGGGCAGAGCGCAAGCCCTGTATCGCATACTGTTTTCATGCTGGCTCCTTTGGTTCTGGTGGAGAAAGATACGCTTTCAGGCGCTTGACGCGGTTCTTGTTGTAAGTCACCAGCGAAGTCGCGTACTCGACAGCGCTCTCGGCTTGCAGCAGTTCGTGCTCGGCGTGCATCAGTTCGTGCGCCACGGCCTGCGCTGGCGTGACGGTCTTCATCATCAACCGCAACTCTGTCCAGATGTACTTAAACATGTTTCGCCTCCTGTAGTAGTTCAATCCGTTCGCGGCTGACCCGCAGCGTGTTGTAGCGTTGGTGCAGGCGCTCCAAGACCGACACGCGGCGCTGGTTCTTGCGCTCCTCCATCAGCATCTCCAGCACTTGCGCCTCGGTCAGCGTCCGCAGTTCTGCGTTAAGACTTCGCCATGTAGTCATAAATTTTCCTTTCTAGCTTAATAATTATTTTGTCCAACCTAGCGACAGTGCGCGTTGCCGCGTTTGCCTCCCTTTGCCGTATCTTCATCTCAGCCAACGCCGCCTTTAGCTGCGCCTTCCATAAATCAATCCGTCTCATTTCAAAGCCTCCAATGCAATGTCCGACAATGTGCGCTTGTCGTGTAGCGCGCCCCAAATCTTCTCGTCAACCGTCTTGTGCGTCAGCATGACGTAGCACCAGACCGCATTCTTCTGGCCGCTGCGGTGCAGCCGGCCGATGGTCTGCTCGTAGAGTTCCAGCGACCACGGCAGCGACAAGAACACGATGTGGTGCCCGCCGTGCTGTAGGTTCAGGCCGTGCCCTGCTGACTTCGGATGCACCAGCAGCAACTCGACCTGGCCGGCGTTCCAGCGTTCAATGACGCCGGCATCGTCCAGCGTCTGTGCGCGTGGGAGCCGGCGCTGGAGTTCGGCCAGTTCTTCCTTGTACTGGTACACAACAATCGTGTTGGCCCGCTGGTTCTCAGCCAGCAAGTCTTCCAGCCGGTCAAACTTGTGGTTGGACAACCAGATGGGACCGTTGTCGGTGTACAAGAACCCGCTTGCCATCTGTTGCAGCTTCTGCGTCACAACAGCCGCGTTGACGGCCACCACATCGTTCAGCACAAAGTCCTTCTTCATGGTGTTGTAGTCGGCCATGTCCATGTCGCAGCGCAACTCGACCGTGTGCAGTGGCGGCAGCGTGTCTTTGTAGTCGCCTGGCTCCAGTAGGTAGGTGGCCGGTTTGATGCGCTCCATGACTTGCGCCAGTGAGCCAGGGCGCGGCGCCCAATCGCCGTAGTCTTTGTTGATCAAGATGAAGTACTGCTGCTGGAACGCGCCTTTGCTGCGGCCAAGCAACGACTGGTCAACGATCTTGCACTGGCCGAACACGTCCTCCAGCCCGTTGCTGGTGAACGAGCCGGTCAAGCCCCAACGGATGTTGATCTTGTCAATGACCTTGTTCAGCGCCTTGAACCGTGCGCCCGAGGGGTTCTTCAGCTTGGTCAACTCGTCGTAGACAATGCCGTCAATGTGGGCTAGGTTCTGTGTCGCCAGCCATTGGATGTTGTCGTAGTTGGTCACGATGATCTGCGCGCCGCTGTACAGCGCCGCCGCTCGTTGGGCCGGTGTGCCCACCGCCACGGCCAGCGTCAGACTCGGTGCCCACTTGGGCTGTTCGACCGGCCACACGTCCGTGCAGACGCGCTTGGGCGCCAGCACTAAGAAGCGCTCGACCACGCGGTCGGCCAGCATGTCTCGCATGGCCGTCAGCGTGATGGCCGTCTTGCCTGCGCCCACGGGCGCCAAAATCATGGCGCGGTCGTGTTCGTACAGGAAGTCAACCGCCGTCTCTTGGTAGTCACGCAACTTCATTAAGCCACCCATCGATTTGTTCTTTGTTCCATAGGCATACGTAGTTTTGATTCATGCGTGCCATGTCCGACATGAAAACCTTCTGCAAGGGCGACAGCCTGCCGCCTTCGGTCTTGACCTCAACGAACCATGTCTGGCCGTTAGGAAAGCACACGATGCGGTCGGCCACACCACGGTGCGCGGGGCTGGTGAATTTGTAAGCCACACCGCCAAGCGCTTTGACACGATCAACGAGGTAGCGTTCGATTTGTTTTTCAAGCATGTAAAAAAGTTTAGCACACTTTTATTTTTTATGCTACACTGAACGCCTCATCAACTAAAGGACAGTACATGCAGCACTCAAAGATCGTCGGCGGCAGCACCGCCAAGCGCGTCATCAACTGCCCAGGCTCAGTGGCCTTGGTGGCCGAGATGCCACCGCAGCCCAGCAGCAGCTACGCCGAAGAAGGCACGTTGCTGCACGATGAGATCAGCCGCTTTTTAGGCGATCTCGACTACAGGTTTACTTGCAGCCAAGAACTTATTCAAGACAAACTCTGGCCCGCCTTAGACTTGCTTGATGAAATAGACCCCGACAAGACAATGGAGTATGCAATCGAGACGCGCGTCGGCTTTGGTGACTTGCTGCCCGGTGTCTTTGGCTCGACCGACCTGATGGGCCGCATCGGCAACAAGGCGGTTATCCTTGACTGGAAGTTTGGCTCTGGCGTGCCGGTGCCCGCCGAGGAGAACGAGCAACTGATGTTCTACGCTGCTGCCGCCATGCGTACCCCCGAGGCAAAGTGGGTGTTTGATGGCGCAACCGAAGTCGAGTTGGTCATCATCCAGCCGCCCACCATCAAGCGCTGGACGACCACCATTGCGCGCATCAAAGAGTTTGAGCAGACGCTTATCAGGGCTGTCAAGATTGCGGAGCAGCCGGACGCCCCGCTAAAGAATGGTGACCATTGCCGCTGGTGCAGTGCCAAGCCGGTGTGCCCCGTGATGACTGGCGCTGTTGACCGCGCTGTTGCAATTAAGATGGATAAGATTGACGTTGACAAGATTGGCGCGTATCTACACAATGCAGACCTCCTTGAAGATTGGATCAAAGACCTTCGCGCTTTGGCCGAGGAGATGATGAAAAAGGGCAAGCCCGTTACGGGCTGGAAGATGGTGCCCAAGCGGGCTACAAGATCGTGGGTGAAGGAGGAGGACGCCAAGGCGGCGCTGCTCCAGCACCTCAAAGAATCTGAAGTGATCGAGACGAAGTTGGTCAGTCCGGCTGCTGCCGAGAAGCTGCTTAAAGCGCAGAAACTCAAGCTGCCTGACGGGCTGACAGTAGCGATCAGTTCGGGTAACACAATTGCACCGGAGAGCGATCCTCGGCCAGCAGTTGTACTCATCGGGCAGCAGTTAAACGCCGCTCTTTCTAAAATAATGTAAAGGTAAAATCATGTCACTGACAGTTTTCAAATCCGCTGGCCTTCCAGCAGTCTCCTCCCTCGCTACTTCCTTGCGTTCTATCGCCACTGATGTTGGCCCAGCCGGCGTTGTCATTCTCAAGATGGACAAGACCGGCCATTGGGTGTTCGGCGCTGATCAGACCGAAGTCGAAGACGAAGCCACTTGGGCCGTCAATCCTTTCTCGTTTGTTCACGGCTTTATCGCTTGGGGTGACGGTGAAGTGCTTGGCGAGAAGATGGCAAGCGTAAGCCAGCCATTGCCTGAACTTGACATTGCACCGCCTAGCGCCAAGAAGGGCTGGGAGACGCAAGTCGGCATGTCGCTCAAGTGCTTGTCTGGTGAAGACAAGGGCATGGAAGCGCGGTTCACCACCACCAGCGTGGGCGGCAAGCGCGCCGTGCAAGCCTTGGCAGTCGCCTTGGCCGAGCAAGTCGAGAAGGATCAGACCAAGCCAGTGGCTATCATCAAGCTGAAGAAAGACCACTACGCGCACAAAAGCTACGGCAAGATTTACACGCCAGTGTTTAGCGTAGTCGAGTGGGTCGGCATGGACGCCGATGCTGAAGTAGAGCAAACGCCTGAAAGCGCGTTGACCGCTAGCGTAGCCGCTGAAGAAGCCCCTGCGCCAGCCGGACGCCGCCGCCGCGCAGCGTAAGCCTTTCCTGATGCCCATTCGCAAGAGTGGGCATTGGAAAATGCTCTACTTAGATTTTGAAACCCGCAGCCACTGTGACCTTAAAAAGCACGGGGTCTACAACTACGCCC